AAATGTGATTTTTGTGAAAACCCAAAGTATGTTGAGCGTATTAACGCTAAAGGCATACTTGAAAACTTTTGCACTAATTGCATTGAAAAATTAGTGGCGGGAAACCGAATACGCTAGTCCCTAGGGGATATAGCTTAATCTGGTTAAAGCACTTGTCTTATATACAATAGATTCTGGGTTCAAATCCCAGTATCCCTACAAAGGAGTAGAGAATGAGTAATGTAATAGTCCCTGATGAATGGCCAAGACATAAAAAAGTTAAATTCCTCAGTGTAATATTAGTTATCACAATTTTAATACTAGTAATTTCAATTTAGGAGATAAATATGAAAAACATTTATATGCTAAGTGATTGTCATTTGTCTAGAGCAATTGAGCATTACTATCCAGAACAACATGATGTAAATTTTGTTCCATGGCCTAAAGCTGGGCTTAAAATGCATGGGTTTAGCATAGAGGCTTTAAGGCAGGCTGAAGAAATATCTTCTGGTGTTGAAATTCAAAGAACTGTAAATCATATTGGTCAACCAATATCAATTATTAAAGATGATGGTGTATTGGTTATATGGATGGGATATGTCGACATTAGAACATTTCTATCTAGATACGAAAATGCAGATGAGACAGTAAAAAACTTTATTGACGATATAAAAAACAACTTTCCTAATTCTCGTGTTGTGATCATAGAGCCACTACCTCAGTTTACTGAGATGCTTTTGAAGCATGAAGGAATTAGTCCATATTATACACACGAGCAAAGATTAAATCAAAATAAACTAGTTTTATCTTCACTACATAAGTATGCAAAAGAAGCGGGATATGAAATAGTGATCACTCAGCAAGATATACTGGATGCATTAGGAGTACCTGAGTTAACTCCATCAATGACACATACAGATGCTCCTCATCCAGTAGATGGATTGCATCCTGATCACATGGTTAAAATATGGGATCTTTTTGCTAAAAAATTAAGTCCGCTAGCTATCTAGTTAATACTAATATTCCAGTAGGAAGAGTTTGAATTTCTTTTCCTAATGAAGTAGCTAACTCTTGCATAGCTTTTGCAGCACCTGTAGAGTAGTTATCGTGTGTATCAACCATTAAAATTCCATTTTCTACAATTTTAGGAAATAGATTTTCTAGTGCATTCTTTGTTGGTTCGTATGTAGCAACATCTACGTATAGCAGAGAAATTTTTTCTACTTTATCAAATTCAGTAAGTGTATTTAAAGATACATTCTCAAAAGCAGACATTGTCTTATCAAAAATTTCACGATCTGGCTTAAAAGTATTTTCCTTATAGAATTCGTTATCAAATTCTCCAACCGTTGTTATTCCTTCAAAGGATTCAAAAAGATGTACTGTTTCTGTAGCTAATGATGCCATAAAGAAAGCTTGTTCTCCGTTGTGCACTCCGTATTGAACAAAATTTCCTTCAATAGGTCTAGCTTCTTTCAAAGCACTCCATAAAACATAATATCTTTCCCATTCAGGAAACATTCTGCTATCAGTTCTTCCAATAATGTTAACAAGAAGTTCTGCTTGCTTGTCTACTAAAGCATTAAACTCTGTATCTAGCGCTTTGTCAGCCCATGGCTCAATTGTATAGTTCATATAACTATTATACAGTATAAAATTACTAGTCAACTAGAATATTATATATAGTATACTTACTATATGATTAAAAAATTAGGAGATATATGACTTGGATACAGGCAGCAATTATATTTGCATCAATAACACTCTTTTTACTAGTATTTTGGGATTATAACAAATGAAAAAAATTTACGCAGGGATATTTCTAATTGCGACAGCAATCCTTACAGGAGCTATGTTGTCTTCATTTTTAAAATGGGCGGGGGATAAAGAGATCTTTGATCTCGATGACGAATATGACCTATAAGAAGTGGAAAGTATATATCTATCTAATTAGATTCTCAATGTCCTTGATCAGTCTATATCTCGTCTTACTTGCTACTGGGAAAATTTAAAACAATTCCGTAAAGGGCTTTCTTGGCCCCTCCCTGTCCTGATGTAGGCAAATAGCCTAGTAATGGCTTAGAGAGCCTCTACAGGCTTTATATGGGGTATCTCAGAGAATTGCTACCTATGCAGCAATATGTTTCACGTGGAACAATATAATACAGTTGACTAAAATGTCTTCTTCTCGCCGACGCACTTTTTTTCGCACTAAATGGCGTTTAATGTTCTTTAAATTCACCCATATATGCATCAGATAATTCTGTACCTTCTAGGCCAGAAGCTTGGTACTTCTCAATTCTTTCTCTAGTAAACTGAGGATTTTCTTTTAATGGCTTCATCCAAATATTAATGAATTCTTTTAGAGTTAGAGTGTCTTTATCTTTAATCTGCTCGTAATACTCTGGAGTCTTGTAATTGTAAAAAGATCCTGGGTTATCTTCTGCCTTTAATACGAAATTTGAAAACGCATATCTCTTACCAGAAGAAACTGGCTTTACTCCGTGTGAGTGTGGAGAGAATGCTCCGTGTATAACAAGATCTCCTCTTTCTGGCTTTATCATTAACTGATTATTTTCTGGAGTTCCCATTACTCTGTCTCCATTTTTATCAATGTTGACATAAAATATTTCTCCGCCTTCAAAATCACCAAAGTAGGCAACTAAACCAAAATCAAGTTCGCAGCAAGTCTTCCAAACATCAACTTGTGATAGTCTGTGACATTCTCCCTTTCCAGGAGAATCAGAATGCGTAAACATTCCTTCGTTCATCTCTGGAGTAATAATTAATACGTTGCCCTGTGGGTGCATAACATATTCTGGGTAAAGAAGTTCGCTTGCCTTCTCCCAAAGTGGGTGTATAGAAGCAAGCGGTGGGCTAATTTTATTAGAATACCAGCTTATAAGAGTGTCTTTGTATTTGTCTTGCATGTTGTAGTCTTTTAATTCATCTTCTACGGTTTTGCACTCTTCGTCAGTATAAAATCCTTTAAAAAGAAAGACTCCGCTTTGTGTCCCGTAGTCGTCTGGAAAAAAAGAAACTTTAATGCAATCTTCTCTATCATAAAACATTATTTTTTTACCATCCCTTTTATAAATTTTTCAAACTTAGACTCGGACTTATCTTTTTTATTTTTGTGCTCAATTTTACAGTTCGGCTCGCATATTTGAGGGTGACTGAACTGCGGGCTTGCCATAAACTTAGCAAAATGATGTACCATAGTAATTATATTATAGCATGCAAAACCCCTACAGAGGCGGATCCGTAGGGGTCTTGTGCATTTTCATGCATACGTCAGGATTGACTCAACTGACGTAATATCATTTTATATTATAATCTATAAAATATCAAGAGGGTGCTACGATATTTTTTTCTTGTAGTTTCTTTAAAACTTCTGAAAGTAAATACTCTACTGCAACTGTGCTTTTCTCAATGCTTTCGTCCGCATCTGTTTCGGTCATGCCATTTTGAAGACAAAGTGTTTTGTTGGCTTCGTCAAATGCCACATGCATTGTTTTTAGTATTTCGTCCTTATTCATTTTCTTCTCCTGGTTTATATGAGGGGACTGGCCCTAGTAGGTATCCCGCCTGATGATATTCTATCATTTTTTCAACATCTTGTGAACCCACTACCTTATTTGCAATTATAGATAGTAAGTCATAAATTCTGTGTAGCATTATGTAGGTAACCATTGGTAGGTTATCTTCTAAATTACTCGTTTCCGCCTTCTGGTCTTCCTGCATCTAACCACCATATTTCTCTACCCATAGCATCCGTTTCGGAAACTACTCCTGATTCAAATTCAAACTCTTTTTTGTTCATTTACTAATTTTACTATATCTTCATACTTAGACAGACCCATGGTATTTTTATAATTGCATTCAAGGCAGTATAGGTATATTAAAGATTCTCCGTCGCCATTGCATAAAAGAGAACCTTGATCCTGTGGGCATAAAAGCTTAGGAACAAGGCCCTCTTCCGAGAGTTTAATGTAAGTAGACACGTACTGTATCCTCATTACACTTCCTCTCTAACTATTTGGGAACTTTATGTAAAATTCCTGTGCTCTTGGGGTTAAACCCTTCCAAGCTGACCAATCAGTGCCGCCTTCAGTCATATAATACGCTATCTCTGCATTTTTAGTTGGGTCAAACAATGACTCATTTGACTTTAATTCAAATTTTTCTTTACGATCTACGCCGAGGCTACCCAACATGTTGATCTGAAAAATTCCGTAAGAACTGTCTCCAGTATTCCTGTTACCATTGTATGCTAGTGGTCGTCCGTTGGACTCCCTCTTAGCAATGGCCCAAGCCGTTTTAAGGGCTTTTCCTTCAAAACCTACTGCCCACAAAAGATCTTTTAAATCTTCATCTGACAGAGCCTGAGAAGGCTTGTAAACAGTATTGCTGTACTTCTCTAAGGTTTCTTTCTTAAGTTGTACTTCTGTCTTTGGTTGTACTATTAAAGCTTGTGCATATGTTGCATTAACTGTGTTGGAAAACAAAAACATTACTGTTAATGTTATCGCAGCATATTGATGAACAATATCGCTTAAGCTTTTCTTTATATTCTCCATTGGCATTTCCTCCTTTAGAGATAGCGAACTATAATCATACCATTGTGTTTGCAAATATGTCAAATACTTTATCTCTTGACAAAGAATATCTATTTAGTATAATTCCAATAGGGGGGTCGGGGGGTCAGCAAATCAACTAAAATTAACATATATTATATATATGTATATATAGAGTATTATATATTATAGTTAACTAAAAAACAACAAAAGGTTTATTTTTCTTTTCTTTTATAAAAAAGTTTGATACACTTAGACTTCACTTAAAAAATAATCAATCCGTCAGGCGGAAGAAAAGGCGACAAATGAAAAATACTATTGAAAATCCTTATGAAAATTTTATTGCACTATCCAGATATGCTAAATGGGTAGAAGCAGAAGGACGTAGAGAGACATGGGGAGAAACAGTAGACAGATATTTTTCTTTTATGACAAGTCACTTACAGCAAAACCACAATTATATTCCAAATGAAAAGCTAGTTGCGGAATTAAAAAAGTTTGTGTTTGAAAGAAATGTAATGCCATCAATGAGAGCAGTAATGACATCTGGCGCTGCACTAGATAGAGATAATGTAGCAGGATATAACTGTGCATTTTTACCAGTTGATTCACCACGATCATTTGATGAGACAATGTATGTTCTTATGTGTGGTACTGGAGTTGGATTCTCCGTTGAGTATAAATATATTAATAAGCTTCCTGCCGTTCCAGAATCTTTGGAAAAATCTACTACTGTAATAACTGTAGAAGATTCAAAACAAGGATGGTCAAAGGCATATCGTGAATTACTTGCATTACTTTGGTCTGGACAAATTCCAGCCATAGATGTTTCTAAAGTTAGACCAGCAGGAGCAAGACTTAAGACAATGGGTGGGAGATCATCTGGACCTCAACCCTTGGTAAATCTTTTTGATTTCACTATTGCAAAATTTAAGAATGCAACTGGTAGAAACCTTAAGCCAATTGAGTGTCACGACATTATGTGTAAAATTGGAGAAGTTGTAGTTGTCGGTGGCGTTAGACGCTCTGCAATGATTTCTCTTTCTAATATTAATGATATAGAAATGGCACAAGCCAAATCTGGTAATTGGTGGGAGCAGAGCCCACAACGTGCTTTGTCTAATAACTCAGTTGCATATTCTCGTAAACCAGAAATGGAACAGTTTATTGCAGAATGGAAATCTCTATACGATTCTAAATCTGGAGAACGTGGTATATATAATGTAGCTGCAGCACAAGCACAGGCTGCAAAGTTTGGTCGAAGAGATCCAGACATTCATTATGGAACTAATCCGTGTTCTGAGATTATCTTGCGTCCTTATCAGTTCTGCAACCTTTCAGAAGTTGTATTGCGTGAAAACGACACTAAAAAAGATATTCAGCGCAAGGTAGAGCTAGCAACTATCCTTGGTACATGGCAGTCAACTCTTACAGACTTTAAGTACCTTAGAAAAATTTGGAAAGACAACACAGAAGAAGAAAGACTTTTAGGAGTTTCTTTGACTGGGCAATTTGGTCACAAGTTTATGTCTGGTAAAGAAGATTTAATTTCACTAGAAGCATTCTTAATGACATTGCGTGAAAAGGCAAGAGAAATAAACAGAGAAGAGTCTGGGAAAATTGGGATTCCCGAAGCTGCAGCAATCACATGCGTTAAGCCTTCTGGAACAGTATCTCAATTGGTCGGGGTATCTTCAGGAATGCATCCTTGGCATTCTCCATATTATGTTCGTACAGTTCGTGGTTCAAAGGGAGATCCAATTTCAACATTCTTAAAAGAAGTTGGGATTCCAGTTGAAGATGATGTAATGAAGCCAAATGAGACTTATGTATTTTCGTTTCCAGTAAAAGCACCAGATGGTGCAATTGTTAGAAATGACTTGACAGCAATTGATCATTTGAATATATGGCTTGTCTATCAACGTGCATGGTGTGAGCACAAGCCTTCAATTACAGTTTCTGTTAAAGATGATGAATGGATGGAAGTAGGGGCATGGGTATATAAAAACTTTGATGAGGTTTCTGGTATTTCATTCCTGCCTCACTCAGAGCATACCTATAAGCAGGCTCCATATCAAGAAATTTCAAAAGAAGAATATGATGCCCTAGTGGCAAAAATGCCTAGCAACATTCGCTGGGAAGATCTGTCATTTTACGAGACAGAAGACGGAACTTCAACAAATGCAACCCTAGCCTGTAGCTCAGATGGTAATTGCGAACTTGTGGATATTTCGGCTTAGTGGTAAACTTATAGGATTGGGTAACACCAAAATTCATGGGCAAACCCGCCCAC